TCCTAAGGTCTCTTCAGGGAAATGTTTTTTAGCTGCAGCACTCGCTTCTTCTTGACTATCAAACAGAAAGTTAGCATATGCAGGAATCCTGTCTCTTTTGTGAACTTTTTTAAACTCCCTTTTTGTTACTACTCCTGTTCGAGTCGGTACGAACGTTTTATCCAAAAGCATATTGCCGTCTGTTGTGCCATCTGAAAGTTTGACACCGTACTCGTCTGCTTCCAATGCACCCTTTATGGAATCAATATCTTTGGTCCATTTTTTTGAATACGGCGTAGACTCTAATGCTCTTGCTAAGACTGCTGATGTGGCAGGATAATATTTTTCTAGGTCCTGAAGAGTCTTTTTGTTTTTATGTTTAAATTTATGTTCACCTGCTTTTATTTGTTTAATTTTATGATTTAGGTTGCGTTTCATATTGCCAAGATGGATAACTCCCGAATCTGCCCTCGTGGCATCAACTGCTAATTGCTTATTAAGCTGGTAGTCCCATGCAGATTTTTCCATATCTTGCATGTATCTGTGCATTGCCTCTGTCGGACTTGATAATGAATACTCTCCACTTGCTACAAGTTTTTTAACATCATCAGAAGAAAGTTTTCGTGGATAGTCCTGCCGTCGCTTTTTAGCAGGGGCGGACCTTCGCAAGTCCTGCTTGTTTATGTGACCAAGTTGTTCAAAGAAATCACTACCGTCTGGCATACGAGGAGAATATATTTTTCCTTCTTCAAGCATCTTTAGATAGGTTTCCGTATGGGATGGGTCAAGTCCACCACCTGTTATACGTGTACGCTCAAGAGACACAGCTTCAACCGAATCTTGCCAATGTCTAATCCATGATGCGAAATCTGCTGCTTTTTGGTCAAACTTAGTAGCTGCGGTGTCAACAGAAAGATCGTCAATCTTGTCCAGAACCCTCTTCATCATGGTTTTATACCGGAGCGATTCGTTCCTCGTTTGACCAAATTTCTCTGTCCTCATCAAGGCTCCAGAAGGGTCATTGAAAGTTTCTTCAGCTATCTGACGTAATAATACAAGGTCTTCCCCGCTAAAAGTCGCAGCTTTCTTGTCCCAACCAACCTCAGCTAGGTCAGGGAGAATGGCGGAGGCTGGGTGATGCGTCCCTATTATACGAAGACCTTCCGAATTAACAGGAATGTAGTTATACGCCGACAAAGACAGAGCTTCATATTGCGCCTTAGTCAATGTCACGGAACCTTTAGGAATTGGAGTGCTAATGTCTTCTACATATCTACCAAGACCTTCATCATAAACACCTATATTGATTCCGTTCTCACCCGCATACTTTTTATTAACTGTATGACGCGCTTTTATTCTACTTAGCCACTCAGGATTAAGACGTAGCGGCTCACCTTTTATTCTTTTCTCAACAGGAACACCTTTTTTATTAAGGAATTTTTTAATACCTGTTGTTGAATCAGGCTGAAAGAAATCAGAGATAACTTCATCATAGGTATAAGGCAGAGGTTCTCGCTTCATTGTATTTGTTTCTTTGTCAAAAACTTCAAATACTTCCCATCCCTTAGAATTATCAATCTTTTCAATCCCAGTATCACTTATTTGCCCCCCAGCCGTTACAGTGAAAGGTGAATCCCCCTGATCTTTAAACTTCATAGGTCCATCTACTTCATTGGGAAGACCTAGACCACGGTCATTAAATCCTTTTAGAAAAGTGCTGAGATTAAGATCGGAATTCTTTTGAATAATGTCCAATCCTCTTGCATTTACTAATGCTGCCTTTGGAAGAGCACGGCTTGCATCAAGAGCACGAGCAGGGGAAGCTGCACTTATAACTGCAGTAAGGGGACCTTTGAAACGGTCGTGCATTTTTTCAATAGTTGAGCGCACACCTTTTTCAGCAGTCCTCTCGATATTTCCAGACACACGGGAATAATCCGTAAAGCTAAATTCATTTACCCCTTCGATTTTTTCTATATCAGCAAGTTGCTTACGGGCTAGCTTACTTCCAGCTTTTAGAGCACCAGTTGCAATATCCGCACCAAATACATTTGCGACACTAATTGCACTTCGTTTTGCAAGACTTCCACCAGCAGAAGTTCCTCCAGTAGCAATACCTAATAGAACTTCTGGACCTAATTCAATAGCACCCTTAACACCAACATCAATGTCATCTAATTTGCGCCCGCCCGGAAGCGGAATTCCCTCTCCCGGCAGACTAACTTGAGTAGATGGCATATCTGTACGACGAAATGCTTCTGCTAAATTCTGTGCTTGACCTGCAACGTCGAAGAGTTTTCCTCGACCTGATTCCTCAGATACTTCTTTTAGAATTTCAGCAAACCCGCGACCTTGATTCTGCCCTGCAAATAATTGACCGGGAGCCAAATCGGCAAGACTTGTTGCAGCTCCCCCAAACAATTCAAGACCTTTTTGCACATTTTCCAGTGCTGGCATAGCAGCACCTGTTAAGTTTTCTAGCACTCCTGAGCCAAAGAAAGAGCCAAACTCAGGCTTTCCTCTAGTGTCACGAGCCGCAGTTTGTGCTCCAAGTTGAACGTCAGGAAGGAAAGGAATATTAGCTGTACGTTGTGCGCCTTGTTGTGCCTGAAATTGTTGCATTGCACCAGTAGGAATATTTGGTGCAATAGTTGGCTGAACTGTTTGCTGTAAAGCGTTTTGTCCTAAAATCTGGGAAGCTACCCCGCTTGCTTCTCTTGCGGCTTTAAAACTTTGAATCCGTCTAATACGAGCAAGTTTTTCAGCCCGACGCTGATCTCGCCGTGATCTATAATTTTGAAGAGTCAACTAAACCCCCTGCGGAGTGTAGGATTCCACTTGTTGCTGGAACTCACTTGGTGTCGTACCTTGCGCTGCCGCTGCTCCCTGAAGGAACCCAATCTGCTCATCACTGGCATTTCTAAGCGTAAACAAATTAGGATTAAACGGTGTTGTTGTAGACCCTCCACCTGCTCCGGTAGCATTTGGTGAATTGAATCCAAAGATTGACCCCGGAATACTTCCTTCTGGAGAATCGTTGATATCTTGCAATAAGCCACGTTCTGTTGCAAATCCAATAGCAGAAGGATTACTCATAAACGCAAGTTGATTAGCAACATTTTGTGCTGACTGACCAGCTTGAATTTCAGAAAGTCTCTGCTCAGGTGTAAGGCCACCTCGAAGAATCTGGTCAATTCGTGTTGCATCCTGACCTAGCTGAGTTGCTGCATAAGGATTATTAGCTGCTAACGCTTGTTGAACGCCTAGAATGTTCCCTTCATCTGTAAGACCGCCAGATGCCTGTGCTCTCGTTAGGTTCAAAACATCCTGAGATGTTTGTCCGAAAGGGTTATATTGCCCAGCTAATACAGCTTGAACATCAGATAATTGTCCACCACCAGCAAGATAACCATAAGGAGACGTTGCTTGAGCCTGTGCCATAGCAGCACTTGTAGCCCCTGTGGTTTGCAGAGCAGCTATTTGCTGTTGTGCAGTAGCTTGTATATTAGCTATTGCTAATGCTTTAGCATTTTCATCCAATCCTACAGCCTGTTGGAGTTGTGCAATAGCTTTGTTAGCTTCAGCCTGAATTGAGGCTGCTCCCGTCTGCGCTCCAGCTTGAGTCGTTGCAACAGTGGTAGCAGCAGTAGATTGCAAACTTGCAATAATTTGCTGTTTGTCTAATTCATTAAGTCGTGCATTTGCTTGCAACTCAGCAATTGCTATTTCAGAGGACTTCCTTGTGTTCTCTTGAATTTGTGCAATAGCTTTAGCTTTATCAAGTTCACTTAGTGCCTGATTATTTTGAAGTGCAGCCATTGCTTCCTGAGCAGTTATCTGCATTTCCTGCTGAAGTGTAGCTATAGCTTTAGCCTTATCTAACTCAGCAACAATGGTGGTCTCTCTAAGAGTTTGCTGGGCAAGCAGTGCTTCACTTTGAGCATCGGATTGTATCTGTGCAATAGCTTCCGCTTTGGTCAACTCATCTATAGCTGCGCTATCCTGAAGAGACCGAATTGCAATTTGTGCTTCTTTTTGAGAAGCCGCATTAATGTCAGCAATCCTTATCATAGCGTCAGATTCAGTGACAGCTATAAGGTTTTGAGACTGAGTTTGTATAGCAGCTATTTCTTCATCAGACGCGCCTCTTAGTATTGCTGCTTCAATTGCTGCATTAGCATTTTCTTTCGCCGTAGCAATTGCTGCCATAGCGTTCTGTTCTGCTACATACTTATCAGCACCTGCAGTTTGGAACGCCGCTGTTTCTTGCGCTCCTGCCATCAATCCTTCAGCAGACAAGCCAGCTAGAGTGGTAAATTCCTGCATTTGCTCAGGCGTGAAAGGAATAAGATTGCCGTCCTCGTCATATTCCCGCTCCATTCCAGCAATCATGCTTAGAATGTTGTCTTGGGCTGCAAGTCTATTCGCCTCAGCAGTGGCAATAGACCCTTGCTGTTCTGCTTCCATTAGCGAATTTAAGACTTCCATCTGCTGGTCTGAGTACCCGCCTTCTGGTGGAGGTCCCATCATCTGCTGAAAGAACCCAAACGCTCCTGAAGCCCCTGTCTGAAGTCCTGCAATGCCTAAATCAGTTTCGCCTCTTGCTGTAGCAATTCTTTCGTCTGTATCTGCTCGATACTCTGTAGCGGCAAGTTGTTGATCTGCTTCGTACTTAGCAGCAGCAACTTGCTTGTCTGCAATATACTGGTCGGAATACCGTTTCATTCTTGCAAGTTCAGATTCTAACCCGCGATTGATTCTTGCTATTTCAACTTCAGTCTCGCCACGTTCAGTCGCTATCTGAATTTGAGCGTCTCTATTAAATTCAGCAATTTTTAAAGAATTTTCTGCAGTAAGTTGGGCAATTTGAAGTTCAGTTAATTTTCCGTCTTGCTGACTTGCCGCTGTTATTAAAGCATCAACTAAAGGATTGAGTTCCTCAAGTCCGTCTACGGTCGTGTAAACAAGTTTCTCGTCAGGTAACTCACTAATTAACTCATCAACAACTACCCAATGAGATGGGTTGCCAGTCAGAAGATTTGTTTTTTTAGGAGCGGAAGTAACAACTTTGTTGTGAAACTTTGGTGTCCCTATATCAGAATTAGTTTCAGCCTGATTTTTTGCGGCTGATCTTGCATCAGCAACGCTTGCAGCTTCAACAGTAATTGTTTGAGTTTCACCATCAGCGGAAGTTACTGGAACCTTGTACGCATTAATTGTCGTTGTTTTTTCTTCAGAAGTTTCTACGCCCGGCGAATTATCCCAATCTGTACCAGCCTTCCAAGCCTTTGAGTAAATATCTTTGCTTTCTTCATCACCAGCAATATCATCCATAGTCACAACATTCAAAGGAGTACCTATCAAAGGATTCTTCCCTCCTTTTGGTAAAGGATTATTCCGATGCTCAAAGTGAAGCACTCCACCCTGTCCCTCAAACGTCCCTAGTGGTAAAAAAGGGTCGTGCGGTTGAGGACCGAACGCTTCGGGCGAAGGAGAATCTGATTGACCTGTAAAAGGGGTAGGTGGGTAATGGTCCCACCGAAGGCTGTCTACCGGTACAGCATGGAATCTTACCGGGCTGTTGGGAGGAGAAATTGCAAAATTCTTCGCTTCATTAAAGCCAATGCCAAGCATGCCTAGCTGCCCATAGGCTTCATTATCTGACAAGTTGTCAGGCACGGCAATGTCTATCCACCTTGGCTGAGTTACGCCGGGGACGTTGAGGGATTGTGCTGGCGGAATTGAAATGTAGCGTGCCATTTAGATACCTCCAACTGGATTGAACGGCAGAGGTTTTATTTGTTCCTTCTTACCGCCGGGTGGGTCTAGCTTAGGAGCGTTTAGTTGCTTCGGAACGGTATCCAGAAACTGCTTAACAACTTCATCGAATTGTGAAAATGCGTTTTCTAATAGAACATTATCTTTTTTAGTTGCCATTTATCTACTCGCTGGTAACGTGCTTGTTGGTACACGCCTCTCTCCCGCTCTAGCAGGGCTAGTCATTTGTCGAGCAACAAGATCAGCTTCACCTATAGACCCCGGTATCACAGGTCTAGTAGTTGTAGGTGGTCCTGTACCGGGTGTCTGTGGGCGAGTCCCAGCTTGATTACCGAGGCCAAAATTGCCGGGATTTGGTAACTGTGTAGCACCTTGAGTATTCAATACATTAGTTGCTATTTGCTGTGCCTCTGTAGCTGTGCCACCTGATGCTTCTACTAGGTTCTGAAGAAGTGGAATGCGTTGCGCTGCAATACCTTCCAAAAGCCCCATAATCGGTTCTGACTGTAGGAATTTTTCGGCAAGAAGTTTTGATTGTACTTCCAGCGCGTTAGATACCCCGCCTTCCCGTAGTGCCGTGTCGTGATCGACAAAACCTTCTCGCCATCGTTGTGACCACAGATTGAGAACTCGTTCTCTTTCTTCTGGTGCAGTTGGGTTGAGTTGCACGAAGTTAACATAATGACCCTTGATGTCTTTAGGAGAAATTGTAGCGTCTACAGTTCCAGCTTCTGTTTGACCCCAAACCGTAATCCGGTCTTGAATGACGTGCTCCACGATACTGAGAATAATTTCGTTACGGTGTTGTAACCCTCGATTAGAAGCTGCAACCCAAGCAGCAAAGTTAAGCCGTCCAATACCTGAAAGAACAGCCGTTTCATATCCAGAGGATGCACC